AAAATACCGTTGAAGTAATTGCGATAATTTGATAGAATGTATATATCAAATAAAGAAAGGCACACTATGACGGTGTGAGTGGTGAATGGGTATGAAAAAGGTTGTTAATTTTACTAAAGATATTAAATTAGTAAATGATTGCTATAACAATAAAATAATTTATGGGTTGAACAACGAAATAGTAGAGGAAATAACTGATACACTGGTTGGGGCAAAAAATTATATAATTAAAAAATATAATGTAATACAATTGCCGTCATTTAGACATCGTGAAAGTGAGGTGAAATAATATGAAATATAGAGTTATTACCTTTGGAAATAAAAGGACAAACACCACTTATTATATTGGCAAAGGCGTTGACATTTTAAAAATGTTTAGAGAATTGACAATCAGAAACCCTAGATATAGCCTTTATGAATTTCCTTTTGCCTTAAATGAAGATGTTATGCTGATTAGGCAAAAGACAGACAGTTTTTATGACGATGTGCAGTTATCAAATGATTTGTATTTAATGATTGATGTTGCATATCATTGTGGAAAATATTCTACTAATAAATAACAAACCGCCCTACCTAATAAAGTAGGGCGGGTCAATATTACAATTAAACAATTAAGAACAATGCAATCGAAAATGTCGCACTTTCTATAGATTCAACGTTAGTAAGTGTGCATACTATAGATGTGTTTTGTGTTGTATCGTCAAAACTTAAGGCTGTTTGCAAGGTGTAAGCACCATCGCTAGGATTATCTGCGTTTACAAAATTAAAATCCTCCGTATTTGTTGTGCCTAGATTTCTTGAAAAAACTGGAGAACATTTACATATTACGGTATTCGTGTTGTCCCGTACCGTAATATTGGCACAAACTTGCGCGTTCTGCCATTTATTCAATTCAAGTTCTGCATATTCCCTGTTTGTTTGTAAATCTGCTTGCATGGCACTTCCGACATTTGTTGCGTCAACATTTTTGAAATTCACCAACACATTTGTTCCACGTTTTAGGGTCTCAATGCTTTCGGTATTTTTTGCCGTGTTAGTCGTATTCTGTCCAATCTCACTTGTAAATTCAGTGTTTTTCAACTCCTGTTTTTTTGTAAAATTGCTCAACTGCGTTGACAATCCACTTAAAGAATCTTCATAACCATTATTTTTCTGTTCCTGTGTTGTTTTGAAACTCTCAAAGGATGATTCTAACGCTGAAACCCTTGCAAGTAAATTTTTAATTGACGTTCCCTGTTCGACTAACTGGGATTGCAAAGTCGAAATATCTTCCGCATTTTTCGTCACATTTCCGTTGGTCTTTGCAAGTTCCGTTTTTAACGTATTTATCGCAGTCTCGGCTGTGTCAAGTCTGCCCTTAATAGCGGAAATTTCAGCGGTGAATTGTCTGTCATTCACCTCTCCACTTGCAACTTTTAACGCTAAAGCGTGTAAGGATTCGTCAATCAATTCCATCGTTTCATTATACGTGGTAAGATATGACGTTGGGTCACTGTCCTCATAAAGAGGAATTTTGTAATTTGCTGTATAGTTCATATTGAATAATCTCCTTTCTAATCTGTGTAAACTGTGGCATTTGCGTATAATGTGCCACTATTTTCTAACTTATAACTACGGATTCCAATAGTAATTATGCCTGTGGTGGTGTCAAATGTTACACTAATATAATAACTAGTATTATCAACAGAAATATTTAATGATTGTGACGTAGTTGAAAAGTCAAAGTTTAGCACCGCACTAGATTTTTTTGCGTAGTTATTTATCTGCATAAATTCAAGCATAAGGTGGGATTTTGTAAAACTTTCGCTATTTTCAAGTCCTGTATTGATTGTAAATTCCGTTCTATAAGTGTTATCGGGACTATGAGAATCAGCAGGAGGAATCTCATATTTATGTGCCTTAAAATACCGATTTCCAACCTTTGATGAAATTTCGTTATTAAAACTTTCCTGCGCCGTCTTAAATGTCAAAAACTGTGTAGATAACTCTGCCAGCGTATTAGATAAAGATTTTACGGCGGTGTTCTGTGCCAGTAAATCTTCTTTTAATTTTGCTATTTCGGCGGTATGTCCGCTAACGGTTGTTGACATTGAATTGACATTTTCAATCGTAGTGTTTAGTGATGATTCAAGCGCTGTTACGCGTGTGTTCAAACTTTCAATTTCTTTTTGCATTTCTGCACCCTGTGTTCCACCGTATTCTGCTTTTAACTGCACTTCATGGATGGCATTGTCAATTTCTGTGATTGTGTTGTTGTAGGTTTCAAGATAATTCGCGATGTCACTTGGTTCGTAAAGTGGTAATTCGTAGTTAGGTGTATATTGCATAATATAATCTCCTTTCTTTTATAGGCGTTTGTGACAAAAACTGGTTATGGCATTTGATAACCGCTTAAACGCCGTTATTTGATTAGTTAAATCGTTTGATATTTGTAATATCTCGTTTGTGTTCGTTTCAACTTTTTTTGACAATTCTGTGATATTTGCTTGTTGTGTTTCCATTGCTTGCTCAATTTTATTTGTGCCATTGTTTACGGTGTCCAACAACGGTTGAACGTCTGCAATTTCCCACAAAGGAAAATTATAAAATTGTGTGCTTTTCAACATCAATCACCCTTTCCGATTTCTGTCAAATTGTCATAACTTTTAATTCCATACAATTTTTTGATAAGCAAAAAGTTAGGTGCAAATGTTGTTTCTTTTGTGTCGGCGTTAAATACTTCACAATTTTCTGTTACAATCTGATACCCTGTTTCCGTTTTTACGATTGAAAAATTTCTTGAAACTTGCGTCAGCGTGTTGTTGTCCGTGTCCGTAAATGATAACTTTCCAGTAGTAACATCGCACAACAAATAACATAAATTTGCATTTTTATTTGTATAGGCAAGTAAAAATTTTTCAAATTCCTTATCAGTTGTAATGTCAACTGTACTGCCTATGTCTGACACATTATCAGTGTTGTAAATCAATTCTGACGTGTGCAAGAATTTATCCAACATATCTATCGGTATAACATCAATCGGCAATATTCTTTTTGTCCAATCAAAATCAAAAGCCGTTGTTTTACCGCCGTCATAGTCACTTGCCGTAACTGCTCGCTTATCATACTCGCTTGCCGTTTTGTGGTTCATGTTGATTTTTTCAGCAATTTGGTAACACAGTTCTTTCAATGTTATTTTTTCACCTGTCCACGGACTAAACGCCGTTTCTTTTTCCCATACTTCAAAAATTTCAGAACCTCGAATATCAAAATTTCTTGCTAAAATTTTCAGTGAATCAAATTCCGCAACGGTCATTTTTAGCGAATCAAACGTAAAACACGTAATACCGTGTACCCTTAAATATAAATACAAGTCATTGATTGCCCTCTGTACGTCTGTTTGTTTACCCTGTGTCGGGTTATATACGGGTGGAAACTCCTTGGCAATGTTGTCAACCCTAACGGACAAGACATTGATTTTTCCGAGTAATTCAAGTCTTGCTTTTTCGGTGTAAATTCTTGCAAAATCCCTTGTAGTTTCGTCACCGTTTACGATTTCAAGATGTAAACGATTTTCCGTTTCTAACAGTAAATTCTGTATTTTAAGGATTTCAGAATCCACATATTTTTTCGTGTTCTCCGTTTTTTCATCCACATATAATTTCATGCCGTCAACTTTGTCAGAAACTTTTTTGTTTTCTGTGTCAACATAACTTTTTAAGTCTGCAATTTCGCCGTTTACATAGTCCGTCAAGTTGCTGATTCTATGCGATAATAGGTCAAACAATTTTTTGATTTCTACGTCTGTGTAGTCGTTGGTATCTTTTTTCAGATTGTCGACATCTTCTTGTAATGTCTGCAACTGATTCAATAACCACTGTAGTTGTTCCTCGTATGATTCGCACTCACTATAATAGGATGGCAAGTTGTATAATGGTGGTGTTGGTCTTATCAAAGTCATTTTTTCACTCCTTTCTAATGTTTCATGTGAAACATTTTAGAAAATACTGATAAACAATTCTTCTAATTCAGAAATAACTAACATATCAATATTCAAAAATGTTTCTCGATATTTTTGTAGCAATTCGCTTGGCGAAATACCTTGATAACCCTGTTTGTTTATTGTTAACTGGTTATCGTAGTTTTGTTTTGCATTGCTTCCATATGCGATTTTGTTTTCAGAATTATACGTGTCTTTGCTTTGTAAATCATTTGTCAGTTTTCCTTTCGTGTCGTGCGTTGTAGTGATTGTTCCATTTTGGGTGGATTCGTCAGCACCTGTCTTTCCTTTTGTTCCCTTTATTGTTCCAGTTGTAGAATCTGTTCCACCCTGTGTAACGGTACTGGAATTAGTATTTTTTGAAACGTCAGCGTCACTAGCATAATTAGCAGATTCGGGGAAATCTGCCGATAACATTCCTTGCGGTGTATCACTATGTACTCGTTTGCTGGTGTCCGTTCCTTGGGTTGTTGTTGTTTGTCCATGTCTGACGTTCGTTGTTGTTGTGGTGTTTTCATTTTCAGAACTTCCATAAGTTGTTTTATTTGTCACATTGTCAAACGTCTGTTTGTCTGTTCCTTTTTGTTCGTTTGTCTGCGTTCCTGTGTCTTTGCGTTCTGTGTTTCCACTTTGTTTGCTAGAATCTTCTCCAGTTTTTTCTAAAAGGTCATTTCCTGTCTTTTTGCTTATTTCATCATAACTATAATTTGTCAACGCTGATATTTCCAGTTCTTCCGATTCATATAACTGGTTGTAAAATGGCATAATCTCAAACATTTTCCGATTCAGTGCAAAGATAAATTGCGTTATTGTTTCGTAGCCGATTTCACGGTATCGGAAATGGTTGACTATTTTCTCATTTAATTCTTGTCGGTGCGATTCTGAAAAAATCGGGTAATGCTTTAGTCCTAAATCATAACCCATATCCAATACACGACGTAATTGAGGTGTTACAAAAGCCATGAAATCACTCTCCTATTTCCGCAAGAAATTCTTTTCCTAACCGTTTACCGCCCCACGGTGGACAGTTCTTTCCGTTTACATCAAAATGATAACAAACGATTTTTGCATTTTTGCAGTATCGGCGTATATATTTAATCGTTTTCCGCACGGCTCGAACTTGCGCGTCAGTATAGCCGTTTACTGCGTTACATAATTCAATGTTGACAGTGTTTTCATTCGTCAAACGTTTGTAATATCTTCCACCCTTTGCACTCTGTCTAGCACCGCCAACGGCGTAGGCAATTTGATTCATAGGAATGGACTTAATTGTTTCGCCGTTTGACGATATAAAAAAGTGTGCGCCAGTGCTACTCTTTTTTGTCAAGGATGGTGGATTTCGGAAATAATCGCAATTATTTTTTGCCGTATCTCCCTTATTGCCTGTGTAGTGTATAACAATTCCCTTAATTGTTTTTCGTTTTCTTTTTCCGTGCCACCTTTTTCTATTTGCAAGTATTTTTTTCATCTTCTTCTACTCCTTTCCGTAACTGGTATAAGCAGATTTTTAATTTTTTCGGTATCGGGATAATTTTCCCGCATATTTCCAAAATGGAAATACTTTCGTTGATGGAAAAGAAAATAATAGTAAAGGCTCGAAAACTTTCTTGCCCTGTAATTCGGTCAATTTGGTAGGACAATCCCACTAGCATAATTGACACACATTTTTTTATCAATCCTTTCCAACAGATTGAGGAAGATAATTTTTTGAAATATATTCCCTCAACCAAAATCCCGCATATCATGTCCATTGACATAAGTATCAAAAGGATGATAAGTGAATTGTCAACCTTTCCAAAAATTCGATTGACTAAAATTCCTAAAAAACCACCTACTACTGACAATGGGTTACATACTTTGTGAATCCAATCCAAAACTTGTTCCATCTGTCATTTCCTCACTTTCCGTAAGATGTAAAACCTCACTATAATCTCTAACACGTACCTCAATTGGCTCTGTTAGATATGCACTAAATTTTTCATTTATTTTTCTAGCAAATTCTTGTCTCTGCCACAAAAAACTTGCTCCACTGATTCCAACCTTTGAATTGTTCGCCATAATCTCACCACTTAACAATCTTTCTTTCTTTTCTTTCGGCGTTGTAACGCCTAGGAATTCAAGAAATTCATTCAGTGTTTTCTGTTTTAATTCATACAAATTATCGAAAATTTGCGGTACTTTCATATCAAAACATTTCACTTGGTTCAAATCTTCAAAATTTCGATATGTGTATAAAAAAGGCAAACCACCCTCAAATTGTTCCATAAGGTTTTTGACGGATAACTTTTGACTTTCGGGAGCGGATACCATAATCGGAAATTTTTGTAAATCTACATTGCTCCATATTCCCATTTCCAATTTTTGTAGTCGTGTTGCAAACATGTCGCAAACATCAAAAGTAGGCATTGTTACTGGATTGTTCAATCCATAAACACAATTATCAGCGTCCACATAGTCGGAAAAAACTACGTTATAACCAGTGTATCCCGTAAAATAATTATACATATCCATGTTATTTGACGGATTCGCACGGGTGTTGATAAGTGCGCCGTCCTTGACATATGCTAAAGCACGTCCATCTTCAAAAAATGCCAACTCTAAAAATCGGTCATTCATGCTATCGGGCAATTTCCACTCGAATATTGACATTGCAATATTTTTCAACCAAGCAAAATAAAACGAATATATCACTTGCCATCGTTGCGCTTGCTCCTTGTTATTGTCTTTTTTTCTGCTCACTAAATCACCTCATTTCTTTGAGAATAATCGTAAATCGTGCTAGGGTTGTGCCAAAAAGTTATTCCGTTCACAAGGTCACGTTTAATCTTCGCTAAATCTTCTTGAGGAATATCGGCATACACGTTGGCTTGACTACATCGTACATAATTCCAATTTGGGCGCCCCTTGATGTTTGGCTTTTTCAACTGATTCACTTGGTAACCAAAAGCACTGAAAAACTGGTCAATTGCTTTTATTTGGTCTTTCTTGGCGTTTTTGATGTAAAATCTTGGTGCAATATTTCCATTAACTACGGATATATCACTTGCACCCGCTATTCCACTGACATTTGGTGATGTCATTTGGTGCATTTTCTCAAGATTTTTTTCTGCCATTTCTGCACTTTTTACGTTTGTATATAATGAATCAATAGCGCTAACTTGCGATGTACCATAATTTGCAATGTCCGAGCCTGTTCCCTCGCCTTGCATACTCATTCCAAGCAAAGACGCCCCACCTGTCAAGATACCACCAACTGTTCCGCGTGTTTGTGACATGATTCTAGTCATGTTTTGATTTCGCAAATTCATTTCTTGCTGACGGAAGTAGGCATTTTGATTTGTTGTGTACGGTAATTCGGGATAAGTTTGAGAATTAAAACCAAAATCGGGGTTATCTCCTGTGCTTGTTCCTACCTCATAATTTATCGGCACAAACTGTATACAGTTATTTTCAGTAATGTGAGCATATGCCGTGAATGTTATATCGTTTATGTCCTTAAAATTTTCAAAACGTAATTCCGAACCACTGTTTGCGGAATTGCTACAAACTAAATAGTGATACGGATAAGTAAAGCATTTGTTGTTTTTCGGCACATAACCGCTAATATTTGTGTGTTGTACTGGAATACTAATATTATCAAAGGTGCTATATGTTTGCGTTGTTACTCGACTATCGTTAATTGTTAATTTATCAAAAGCGAGTTTTGGCACACAACTAACAAATGCAATGCCCCCGCTAACTTCATCATTGATAACAGATAACCTTGCTTGTACTGCTAAAATTCCAACTTCTGTATTGGGAAACGCCAGTACATCGCATGGAAAATAAACACCATTTGCTTTTTGTCCACCACTCATTTGAGGGTGTCCAACGGTAGAATCAATATCATAAAGCGTTCCGACAACATAACCGCCAATCTGATAAGGGCTTTCGTCAATTCCTATCTTTTGTAAATTCCACTCACTAGGACTAACGCTTTCGGGAATCGTATGTTCACCGATAGCGTCACTGTTTACGTGTTCACGCTCGACAAAACATTGTCCATATGTAATATCGAAAAACCATGTCTGCCAAGCGTCCGTTTGCAAATATAGTTTTGTGCAATTTGGCGCAACATATTCTACACGATTGATAAAGGCATAAAACCACTTATCACCAAAGTTGCTATTTTTATACATGCAGTAATTCACATTGAATAACTTTTCAGCGTTCCACGGCACACGCATTGTGTTGTCTTTCCTCTGATATGTAAAATCACCCTTGGAAAAACTTCCAACTACTTTTGACGAAAAATAGGCAGATTGTGCCGACTTGCTTGAAAAAGTCAAGGTACTTTCGCCATCGTTCGCAAGCGGAACGGCAAGTAGTTTTATATCTGTTGTCGGTTCAAAATCTGCCATAGTTTTTCTCCTTTCGATGTTTCACGTGAAACATTATTCAGCAATTGTCATTTTAATGGTTGCGTCCTCATTTCCCATTGTGAACGAATACAATCCGCCGTTCACAACGGTTTTCGGTGGTTCTCCGTCAAGTCCTGTGTAACTAATTGTCACCTTGCTCGGGTCAACTGCCGTAACTTTGTATGTAACGGTCTCGCCATTGTAGCCGCTGTTCTGCACTTCCAAGCCGTATCCCTCTGTTACTGGGTCAACGGTTGCCGTGATGGTATGTTTCACATAAGATTCATCCAAAAAGACAACGGCATTTGACAACATAGACAACGAAAGCGTTTCAAAATGCGTTAAGAAATAGGTGAAGAAAAGTCCCTGTGCGTTCTGCTGTTCGGATACTTCAAACAAGTTATCGTAAATCTGCAAAAGAGATTCATCGCAGACAACGCCAAGAATTGCGGGATTGTCAAATTCGTCGATTTCTACCACGGCGTTTCTGAAATCTGCCTGACTCATGTGAAAAGCCTGTGACAATACAGAAATATTGATTGTTTGCAAGACTTCCGTACTTAAAATAATAACTTGCCTCTCTTTGTCAGACCATGTCTTGTACGCTTTCCCCTCTGCGCCCTCTTGGTCAATGTACTTGTTATACTTTGTTGACGGAAAGCACATCTTCGACGATACAATATTCATTTCTCTGACAAAATTTTCAGCGTTTTCTTTTGACGTGGTAGGGTTTGCAATTGTGCGTGTTACAAGCATATCTTTTGTTACACCAGCGTCAATTAAATTTTTTGTGTAGATAAATTCGTCAATCGAATCTCCACTATACATTGCAGACATAACCGACGAAATAAAATCATCCAGTTTTTCCCATGATACAAAAGCAGTCTGCAACTGCTGACGACTGATAGAGATTGGGTACTGGTCCTCACGGTTAATGGTGTGGTATAATACTTTCGTATCGGGTGTTCTCCGATTCAGTGGAGTCAATACCTGTCCATCGGGTGTACGGATATATCCATCCGCGCTAAAACCCTGCGATTCCACTGGATTCGTTCCGATTTCTTCCACGATTCCTCCGAGCGGTGTGCTACCTTTCTTAAATCTCGCAAGCGGGTTATTATACCGCTTGTTGTGTATAAATTCAAAGCCGATACGCTGAACAAGCGTATTTACGAACATATTTCGTAATGATGAAATTTCCAAAATCGGCGTTGCATAACTGGAAATGTTAGAACGTGTAGCCACTGGCACAGCGTTTGCAAAATCATCACCCGCAAGGGTTCTAACCGTGTTCGCCATATTTACGGCTCGTGTTGTTTTAGATGTTGTTGTACTGTTTCCCATTTCTCTTTCTCCTTTCTTTTAGATGTACTCCGCAACGGACTTTTCAAGGATTTCCTCGGCCGATTCTTCCTTTTCATCGTCCGTCACAAACTCACTTTTTCTTTCTTCTTTTTCTTCTACTCGCGCGCCCTGTTTGCGCAGAAGTGCCATGTTTGCATTGCGTAAACTTTCAATGTCCTCTTTGAGGTCTGCAATCTCATCATCCCTATCGACAATCTTTCCACTTAATTCGTGGATTTTGTCCGTGATTTCTGACACGACTTCCGTCAAGAATCCCTCATCGTCTTTTTTTGTAAGGATTTCACCGACTTTCTTCAAAAGTTCATCTTCTGCATAGGCTTTTTCTGTTTTGTTTTCTTCTGCCATTTTTATATCTCCTTTCTTATTTTTTATATTTGAAATCTGCTATATTATAGTAGATGTTCAATTCTTTCAAATAGATTTTTGGCTTTCGGTGAATCGAAAAATAATTGATTATAAGCAAAAGCCTTTTTGAGTTCTGATAAATGATAACACTTTCCACCCCGTACAAGAATATTATTCGGCGTGTGGTCTGCTTTAACTACCGTATATGTTATCATACTTTTATTACCATTGCAAGAGAAAAAAACTTCACCTTTGCAGTAGTCAAAATAAACACCACAAATATTTTTTCCAATTTGCAAGTTAAACGTACATTTTGCCGTTGACGGTTTCTTTTTCAAAAAATCATCTGTGATGTGCAAATTTTCGTTTTCAACTGCGTACTTTCCATACCTTGTTCCCTTGATAATACTTCCAAAACGTGTATCATATTTTGTCTGTATGTATTCGGCACTTGTCTTTATTTCTTGGTATAGTAAGTCATTTTGACACCATATGCCATTCTTTTTCATAGGTTTTTTTAACTTAAAATAATCAAAATATGGACTATATCCATCTGTATTGTTACTTGTAAAATATACGGTTACGTTTCGCATACGAGCAATACTTTCATAAAACTCTAAAAACTGTGTAACTTCATCCCTCAAATATCCGTGATACTGGTCACTTTTGTCAATGAGGTATTCGTCATAATTGATGTACTTTACTTTTGGCAATTCTACACCTTTGCCTTTTGTTAGTGCGCCATAATATCCAATCGGTTCTTTATTTGCGTAAAAAGTACCGCCATTTTTACCGCCATCTTTCGTAAAGACAATATCTTCAAAAAGTCCTTGCTCCTGTAGCGAATCAAAAAAACCTTTGCTACTTTTTGCCAAGTCCTCACGGTATCTACGCAAGTAGTAAAATTGTGAGCCGTCCGCAAGAAAACTTTCTACAAACAATTTTTTGAGCGAAAAACTTTTTCCGATTCCACGCGCGCCGTGTAGGAAGTTGAACAAACAATTATATTGATTTACGGTTTTAACATCATAAAACATGGACTCACTCAAAATTTTTCGCTCCTTTCTTTTTTTATTTCGGGTAGGCACGCCACGTGTCACCGTGCGACAATCCCAAAGGCTCTCCACCTTGACAATTTGAAATTGTCCGCATGCCTTTCAACCCTTGCTTATACAATATCATATAAATATGTATAAACTATTAACATAATTGTAAACAATTTATGAACATCATAGTTTTATTGTGAATGGCGTGTCAACTAATACAATGCCACCCTCAACCCTTTTCATTCGTAGTTTTCCGCTAAATTCCGAACCTAAACAAAAATTGTCAAAAGTCACATTTTCATAGCAAGAATCGGGCATGCCCGCAACGGTTGGACATAACTCTCCGCCAATCTGTTCAAGATAGCATTTTGAACGCAAAAATTTCGCTTTTTCAAAATGGCTTTCGTGCGCCCATGCTCCAAGTTTTGTGTCGTGGATTTCCAAACTTGACACGTCAGCACCTTTTTTGCAATGGATAGAATCCGTATCACAATAAAGCAAATGATTAAGTCCGACTTTTTGAGCCGAGCGGATTGTATACGCGCGAGCGTAGGCAGTTACAAACGTGGCTACTGGTGTGTATACGGGTTCACGATATGTTATATCTGACAAAATAAATCCGACTTTTCCACCTATATAAACTGGAATCTTGCTTTGCAATTTTGGATTTGTGCCAAACTTTCCATACAAATTATTAAGTAATAATTTCGCAATTGAACGCAAACCCTTGTTCCCTGTTCGTGTTGCCTCTTCTTTCATCTCCATCCAATGATTGATATAACTGTCAAACATGCCAATATCTGATTTGAACATGTAACCATCTATGTATTCAATATAAGTCACATTGTATTGTTCAAAAATCAATTCAAGGTCAACTTGTGTGAGTACCAACTCCACATCTTCTCCATTGCTACTTGTCAAATATTCCGTTGGCGAAAAAAGGAAATTCTTTTTAATCTGTATACATGGAACATGATTCGGTTTTAACTCAAATTGAATCACCACACGTTGTATATATAAATCGTATAATTTATGCGGTTTATACTTCCCCTTGAAAAATTGAGGAACACCATAAGGGAAACGACAACCACTTGACGAGTGCATACGGCTTGGAAAAAGTGAATTTACATCATAAACATCACCCTCCCCTATCATTTTATTTTTATGTAGTGGATTCGCCCACACAAAACCGCCCTTGTATGACTGTCTGCAAAAATAGTCAGTTTCTTCATCCAAAAGCGGAAACCATTCCGAAAAATTATCTTTTCCGATTCTTTTCTTATAATCATTGATGGCATTTCCGCCGATTGTCATTTTTTTAAGTCCTTGCTCAAACATCTTGACAAGGCTTTTTCCGACTATCACAACGTCATTTTTCAAATATTCAACTTCTTCTTCTGTCAATTTATGCCCTACTTCTCGATAGGCTTTGTAGTCAATTTCTCCTTTCTTTTCTTCAAGCCCGAACGCTTTCGCCATATCGTGTACGCTCATCGGCAGTATCTTCAAACTGTCATAAATTGTTACTTTATTCATGTATGTATTATCGCGATAAAAACAGATTTCCATACAGTAAAATTGTCCCTTGTCTGATATGGTTGTTGTAAAGGTTTTTGAATCCAATTTTTTTCTATCGTCAACCCACGTATAGCCGTGCCTAAAAAGCCAATTCATAATAAAATCGCCGTCAAATTTTTCATTATGGAAGTACAATTTGTCATTATAATATATAGTGGCGCACATCTGCATAAAATCATCAATGTTATTATAATACCAAAATTCGTAACTCGCTATATCATAACAACCAACTGCCCAAACACGACAATCATCTTCATACGTGGTTGTTTCAAAATCGCACACGATAATTCGTTGGTTACAAGTTGCCTTTTTCTTTTTCATATGCAATTCTACGGCGCAAATTTTCTAAATAATTGCTTGCTTTTTCCTGTTCTTCACTTTTGTCATACACATAGTCGATGTCCAAAAAATCTTCTTGTTGTACCCATATCATAAAATTTTTTTTTGGAATTTTTTCTACTTCTTGCAAAATTTTTTTTGAAAAAGTCGGGAAATTTATTTCAACTGCCTTTTTATAATTATCTGCCCATTGCTTTTCTTTCTCTTTTTTATATGCTTGCGTTTGCCGTCTTTCTAACTGCCTAATTCTGATTTCTAATTCCAACGGTGTGAATTCCTCTGCTTTTTTTCTAATTTCAAACGCTCTACTTCTCTTTTTTACTCTTCCAATTCCTGTAGGTTTACCCTCATCATACCTTTCTATGTCTTGCGTTTCTGCTAATCTTTTATTTTCTAAATTTTTAGCACTTTCGTAACGTGCAACTTGTAGGTTTGTTGGCTTTGCTCCGTTTTTTCCAAACTGTGGTATTATATCCTTTGCCATTAGTGCTTTCGCCTGTTCTTGTACATCTTTATAACTTCCTACCGTTTCAAGAAATTTTGACACCGTCATTTTCTGCGGTAGATACTGCTGATACTGTATCGGCGTTTTTCTTTTTGCTTGTCCAATTCTGCGATTAAAAGTTTTAACTAAATCACTAATATTTTCAAGTGTTTTTTCACTAGGTTCGTACATGCTATGTCTCCCCTTTCATTTTTTTTTAGGGTGGATAGCGACTATTTGCTAACCACCCTAAGGAAGAGAGTTTATATGCCCAAATTAAACTGATTATCTTTTTTTATACGGCTCGCAAAATCGTTGCTTTATAACCACCTTTTGTTTTCACTTTACAAACTTCAAAAGTTACACCATCTTCCCATGTCGGCACTCCGAACAACGCAAAGGCTCGTTTGATTGAGTTGTAAACGCCTTTTGAATTTGTAGCATATGTTTTTCCATCTTTGCAGATAAGTGTTATCATAATTTTTTCTTTTTCAATAGGTTCAAAGCCATCTTTGTTTTCTTCTTCATCTTCTGCCGTGTAACGCTCGGCATATACATTGACAACGCAAATCTGCTTTCCCACCATGTCATCAAGGCTTGCGTCTGCGTTGTTGATAGCATTAAACAACTGTACTTTTTCTTCCTGTGTCTGACACTGCATACTGCAAAAGACATCGTTTTCGCTTTTCATACTCACTAATTCATTTTTACTCATTTTAATCACCTTTTTTTAACCTTTCTTTTTTACTGTTCGATAATTTCTGCATGTGCCTGTTCAATAAAGTCACCCAGTGGCATAGAATATTTACAAATTGTTTTTTTCACTTCTTGCAAAACTGGTTGTATTGCTACGCCTTTAGCAACGAGAATCTTTTTAATTTTTTCCTCACTGTGACGAGTGCCTACAATAGTATCGTGTCGCAATTCGGATAACTTCATGTCACCACCTACAAAGATAGCGTCTTTGTATGCTACTTCTGTTATTGCAAGGTTACGTGTAATAAATTTATCCATTGTTCTTCTCTCCTTTCTATGTTTCACGTGAAACATTGTTTTTTATTCTTACAAGGACTATTATAAGATGTAATTGTGTCCTTATGAATAACAAATTGTTAATAAATTGTGAATTATGGTTGATTTTCAAGTAGGAATTGTTCAAACTCTAACAACTCGAATTTCATACAAGTACCGCACGGAATATTGTGTAATTTTATTTCTATAAATTGTTTTAGCAAAATATCCCTTACGCTTATAATATCCCTTGTAAATATTTCAAAATTTCTAAAAAAATCAATAAAGGAATCGACACCGCCAAAATTTTTCCGAACGGATAAAGTCACTACTTTTAAGCCTGTCCGAACATCGTAAATCTCAAACAAGCCATCATTTACGGCGGTTATAGCAATATTTCCAATTTTAATCATTTGACTTTTTTTCGCAATTATGTTCGTTGTACTTTCTCTGATTGTGTTTATTGCACAAATTTCAATATCCGTAGTTGTCATAAAATTACACCACCTTTCACAATCAATAAAATAATTAGTAAAGTTAAAATAATCGATAATATGCAATCCAAAATATAAAAAGTATCATTTGATAAATCCAAGTAATAAGCAATATATATAGCATTATGATATAACTTATTATTTTCAACTTGTAAATTATTTTGATTCATCCATTGTATGAATGTTGCAATATTTACTTTTTTCTTACTTCCATCGTTAAAATAAATCTTAATCATATCACAAACTCCTTTCTAATTCGTTCTGTACTTCTGATAAAATTGTATACAATTTTTCCATATATGATACTGCATTACTTTTTATTGATTTTAAAATATTTATAACAAAAATTGTATAAATTTTGAAATCAATGATTGCCTTAAGTAGGCTTTCCTTTTTATCCGCATACAAACATAGCGTATTATTTACTGTGCTATAATTGCAGTTATTACACCCGACACACATTACATAGGTGTCAAGTATTGTTCTGTTCGGAAAGGCAATGTGCAAATTACCTTTTCCGATTCTGTAGTTTTCGTTCATGGTTATTCTCCTTTCTTATTTGTATGCCCTTATTATAGTCGAATAATTACACAAGTCTGTCTTTACAAGTATATAATTCGTAGTCGATAAAAATGCAAGCAATTTTTTATAATTGCCAACCAAATTCGTACGAAACGAGACTTTTATTTCTGTATATATCTCGTTATCATCTGCTAAATAGCAAGCGCCAATCAAATATTTATTATTAAAATTTATCTCACTCTCAATAAATTCTTTAATATCTGCAACAACATAATCTTTCATAACTCTTCACCTCACTTTAATCATTTATGCTTTTATGCTTTTATGTGAATAATTTCTCCATTATTTGTAACAATAACAGGTTGATAAAAGCCATCATAATCACAAATAAATTTTACTTCTTTGCAGTAGGATGTAAAAATTCTATAATCTTTATCACCGTCAAGTTGCATAATTGTTCCATTGTTGACAAGTTCGATTATTTCTTCCCTAGTATAAAAGAATGTATCAACAATAAAATTTTTCTGTACTGCCCTTTTTAATATTTTTCATACCCATTCACCACTCACACCGTCATAGTGTGCCTTTCTTTATTTGATATATACATTCTATCAAATTATCGCAATTACTTCAACGGTATTTT